TAAACAAATATGAAAACTTTATTTACCAAGATTGTCCGTAAGATAGTGCATATTTCGACATACGGCTTCGGTCATTGTGACGTAGGCGGTAGCGGACATTGTTATTGACATCATAACTTTGCAACATGAAGAAATTATTCCGCTTTCACAGAGGGTCGTTGACCGACAGCCTTGCCACGACAATAGTGGTGTCCGGGTTGGCAGAACTGACTGAAAAAGTCAATGCCGAATGGGATTTTGCAGCCAACTGCCTAAGCAATATCCGCATTGACCCGACACCGTATAAGGACAGCAGACTTCCCGAAGAATGGGGCGGCGTTTCGTACTACGTTGTGGCTGACTTTGACGACTACGAAGGGCAATGTTTCGGAATGAGCAACTTCTATGAAGAAAATTGATTGACTTTGTACCAACAAGCCGCCGAGGCTACGGCATACTACGGTGGCGTTTTGAGTGGGCTGCTCATTTGAGCAGAACCAATCGGAGGGCGCGAGGCGAGAACCTTTGCGCCCTCTGCTTCAATTACCGCCTTATGTCGGCAAAAGTGAGTCCAAAGCAAGTCATAAACGCGAGGAACAGCTTGCAGTCAAGACATTCCGCGGTTGGCGTGACGGGTCTCTTTGCCATATTCTTTTTATCCATTATCTCCATTTTCTGAAAGTCTTGCAGCAGTCGCAGATAAATTGTTTGCAGACCGGGTGCATCGCCTGCGCTATGTCTCCGTTAATGTAGCACACCTCCTCACCCTCTAAGTCAAAACTATTCACTTTTGCTATGTGAACCGAGAGGTGATGCAATTCGTGTACAATGGTATTGAAATAATGCGCCGGACCGACAGCCCTTGAAAAGACGGTGACGGTTTCACGCAGGGAGTGGTTGCTGAATGTAAGACCATTATTCAACTGTCCGCTTGATAAGTTCCGGTAAGCCTTGCGCATATCGTCAGGATTGCAGTCAATGGCATACAGCGCGGTCATTATCTCCTTGACGTGATAGCAGGTAACAGGGTAGAAAGCCGTGATATTCCACGGCTTCCCTTTTACCATTATCTGTACCCTCTGCCTAATCATGTCAAATCATGTCTTCCCACGGAATAGGAATACCCTTGTCCTCCATTTTCGTTAGCCAACAGTTGAAGATGCTTGCCGGATTCGCGTCCACATCGTCAACCACGTCCTTGACTGCCTTGCAGAGGTGAGCCTCGTCCTCGATACCGGACTTCCAAAAATCAGCTACAAGCATATTGATAACGTAGACGAAATTGTAACCGATATTATTTTCAAGCTTGATGCCGTGCTTTGCTAAAAGTTCCTCAGACTTATCCTTGGTGTATCCATCAATTGGCTCGTCTTTGCCGGTTGCAGGATTACGGCGGCGCATTTTGCTTACGGCATATTCACACGCTCGTTTACTGAATGAGCAGCCGTAGTTCCGCAGATACGCCCTCATCTCCTCGGGCATATAGTTATATTCTCTTAGTGGTTTCATGCTTTTATCAATTAAGGGAGAGGCCTTTTACAGCCCCTCCCGGTTAAATACTGCGGTTTACATATAGCGGGGGTCGTAGCCGCCCATACCGCCGCCGAACCAATTGCGCTCACCCATGTCGCTGCCGTTGTTCCACTGACCGCTATCTTCGCGGTAGCCCATGCGGCCATAGCCGCCACGGCGCTGTCCCATGCTCTGCCCTTTGATTCTTTCAAGCAGTTTGTGGCCTTTGTGCAGGAACTCTTCAAGCTCCTGTGCCAAATATTTCATTTCTTCATTCATAACTTCACGTTTTAATTGTTAAACAAAAAGTCCCTTAAAATCAAGGATGTCCTCTGTAGTGAATTTTATACTTCCCATGTCACCCACAAGCATGTCCATCAGAAAATTATGCGGGAAACTTATGATAACTTCGCCACCTCCGGCCACGACGCCAAATGAGCCGTAGGAGTATTCCTTTTTCGGCATCTCCTTGAAAATGTCGGCGAGTGTGTCAATCATCGTGTCGCTGTCGATAATGCCATTCTCGTCGGCAATGAAAAGGAAGATGTTATCCACCCACTTGTTGATGTTGGCATCATATCTCGTGAGCATGTTGTTAAGACCGTTTTTAAGGAATGCTTTGGGAGCGGCCTTTTTCGGCAGCATCTCGTCAATCTTTGCATTACCCCAGTCTTGGAGGACATTCTTTATCATGCCCTTTAATTGGTTAACATCTTCGATTTTCATTTCTTCTTGGATTTATCACGTTTCATTTTCAGATACTCGGAATACGACATGTCGGCATACTTCTCCTTGTATTCTTGGAAGTCGCTCATCTCGCGGTCAACTTCAGATGAAGCGGATTTACGGAGACGTTTCAGTAGGGTAAGGTGCCGTTCGAGAATGTCCTTACCCTCCGGCGAGCCTTCGACGACGGGGCGCATAAACTGCATATATTTGGCTTGCAGAATCTGCATGACGGCGTTCTGACTCTCGATGAACTCATCGTTTCCGGATATGAGCTGAAATTCCTTTTCGCTCAATCCTTGCGTTATGCTGTCGATTTCGTCCCACACCGGAGTCTGCCCCTGCTGTTGTTTAGGCTGCTCCATCTGCTCTCTCATTTGCAGGAGGGCTTGCTTGCGCTGTTCGATGGCCTGCCCCATGCGCTCCAATTCCCTGTAGCGCGTTTCGTAATTTGTCGTTGCACCGAGCAGAGGGTCATTGCCGCTTGTGAAGATGAAGTTGTTTCCCGACATAATTTTTTTGATTTGTTATTTGGATTTCTTACGCTTGTTGGTTTTACGGGTAGTGGTCTTACGTTGGGTTTGCCGGGGTTGTTGCCGCGTTGCGAAAGCAGCAATAACTGCCAAGACCTGTGATTGTGGGTTCAGTCGGGACTACAACGACGCCCTCCACCATTTTGCAGGTCTTGCGGTCGGTGTAGTTGATGCCGGCTGTGAATGCCTTGTCAATCTCGCACTGGATGAGTTTGTCCTGATAGGGACGGATGGCATTTGCCACAGCTACTTGTGCTTTGAGGTCGCACAGTTCCTTGCGGGTCTCGTCATCCTTGTCACGGGTGTACTTGTACAGACTGAACAGCTCGTTGTTGATGCGGTTGTTCACTGCATCGATGTTGTCGCGGTTGTCCTTGTATAGACCGAAGTCAGCCGTAATCATCTCCTTGTAGAGACCGAACTTCTCGGCGATGTCAACCTCACGCGCTTGATTTGCGGCCTGCATAGAGCTAACTTTCAGCCCCCACATCTCGTTGGTGAGCGCGAGGATGTCGCTACATTCCTTTTCCCATGCTTGGAACGAACTTGGGGCCACACAGCCGCCTCCTGCGCCTCCGTAGGCGTTGATGTTCACGTTGGCAGGAGAACCGGCACCACTGCCGGAGCCACCGCCGAGGAGCGCGCCGATACCATTGCCACCGCGCCCCCAAAGGGCGGCAGCGCCAAGGACGGTGCCAATGATTCCGAGGGTGAGGCCCGCGTTTGCGCGTTCGCGCGTATTACGGTTCTGGTCGTAGCTGTCACGCCCCTGCTCGTACACTTTTTTCTCGATTATTTCCATAATAGATATTTTTGCATTACGGTCAATATTAACCGCAGTACAAAGTTATTTTATGGCAGATATGTGGTAAAGCAGTTATTTCCGTGCTATTTCGCAAGTATTTCCGAGGCGTTTCTTAGTTCTTTCATAATCGTTTCGCATGGGCGGGCTGCACAGCATCCGGGTGTCGAAGTCGGATATGATATATTGGATATTACGCGGAGTGGTGCGGAATATTTCAACTATTGTTGATTGGTAGATGCCACACTTATAGAGCAAATATATTGCGATGTGCCGAGCGTCGACTGTTTCTCGGCGTTTGTCTTGTGATAGGATTGTTTTAATGTCGATTTCAGTCTCTTCTGACACGGCAGAGAGTACAGTGGTAATAATTTCGGATTTCTTCATTCGGAATAATTTTTGTACCTTTGTCGTGCCAATCTAACATAATTGTACAACAAAAGGTGAGTTCACAAAGTTCATAAAGGAATTAACACATTCCCTCCGGGCAGTTGTGGACTCACCTATGTTGTGAAGACTGTAAAGTTAGATTGGCGTCAACTTTAAGGCTCGGAGGGATTTTTATATTCCCTCCGTCCGAATGGGCGGTTAACTTTTGGCTATGTCACGGCGTGAAGCATTGTTATCCACCTTTGGTGATTTATCTTTTTTGTCGGGGTTGTCGTCTTTGTCCTCCTTGTCAACAATAACATCGTTGGCAGTTCCCACCAACCCGAATTGCTTCTGCGCATCAGCCTCGGCCTTTTTGGGGATAAATGTCTTGCGGTAGAGTTCATCTTCCTGCTCCTTGTTGACAAGGCGTACATCGTCTGTGTATTGCAGACCGAGTTCGTGCCGGGCGTTCTCCTTGCTCAAGACTCCGGCATAGACAAGTTTTGTAGCATTGTCTATCTTCGCAGATTCGTCCTGGGGCATCCACGGAGTGTTCCATACGGAAATTTTGAGATTGCCATAACGCTCGATGTCGCCCTCGATTTTGCCGACAAGTTTCTTGAGTATGTCGATGATTTTCATAGCGACCGGACGCACCTGCGGCCACATCACATGGCACCATTGTATTTCGCGGCGCAAAAGCAGTTTGAGCGTATTGGAGCTGTCCGCGCCGGATTTTAGGATTTCGGGCTGGAGGTCAATGCTCATTGTGGTCTGCATGATTGCGTCGAAGATGTTTTTGAGGTTGATTGTAGCGATGTTTGATATATCCGGCGGAGCTACGTGCTTCACATCGCTCGCTTTCAGCGATTCCACATCGCCGTCAATGCCGATGACCTCCTCTCCGGATGACAGCGGAGGCAGATTTTTGATCTTTGTGGCCTTTACAAGCAGTTTGCTGAAAGCCGTAGAACGCATTTTGTCAGAGGTATAGGAGAGCGCACGATCGAAAGCCTCGATATTCTGCATTGCCGGGCCTATAAAAATATCGTTGAAGCGCAAATAAACCGCTTGACAGGTATAGTCGTCAAGCTGCGAGCGAGAGCGGCTTATGCGCGTCCACCCGTCCTCGCTTTTCTTTATGCTGATGTTGCGGAACCAGCCTTTAACGACTTTCCACCACGACTTGAATCCGTTGACCTTTTCTTCGTCGGCATCGTCAATATCTCCCTGCACCCATGTTTCG